TGGACATAGGCGCGGCAGGCTCGACAGAAGGCTGGGACATAGCGCACCCGGCCCGTTTCCCGGTGGCATTGCCTTCCTGGTTTTGTCATGCGTTCGCGAAACCGGGTTACTTGATAACCGACCCGTACATGGGTTCCGGCACAACGATGATCGCCGCCGAACAGTCCGGACGCGTGGCCTGCGGCACGGAATTACTACCGGCATACTGCGACGTTGCCGTCAAGCGCTGGCAGCGCCTTACCGGCGAGCGCGCCACCCTGGAGAGCACGGGGCAACCGTTCCCGCGAGAGACTGAGTAGCCATGCCCGACACCACAACCGCCACGGAGGAGCAGCCGGACGGAATCGGCCAATCATGGGAATACCTGGCCTGGCGGATGTGGTGCGCCGGGACGCGCAACCTCTCGGCCATCGCCCGCAGCCTGCAGGAGATGGAAGCGGCCGGCAGGATCGATGCATCGCCGCACGATCACCGCAACGTCAAGCGGGCCATTCAGCGGGAGAGTAAGCTCGCGCGAGAGGCCCTTGACGGTGACGAGACCGATGCGCTGATGGAGTACATTGCGGGCCTCGAGGAGCAGTTCGGCGAGGCTGACCGGCTGATGCGCACCGGCGACAACGACAACGCGAAGCTCGGCGGGCTCAAGGTGAAGGTGGACCTGCTTGCCAAGTTGGCGGCGGCGAAGGGCGTGGTCACGGAGCGCAAGGCCGAGCAGCACTCCGGAACGCTCGCCATCACAAACGTAGACGTGGCAGCGGTGGTAGACAATGCGGCAGCAGCGACAGCAGCCTGTGTCCTCCTTGACGCTCTTGGACATAGCGCGGATGACACCGGCGGGGCTGGCGAGACACGTAGCGCCCTACCCGTACCAAGTGGCGCGGCACCTCTCGCTGCTGAACCGGAAGCTCATGGATCTGACAGCGGGCCGGACGCGCCGCCTCATGGTGACGATGCCGCCGCGCCACGGGAAGAGTGAACTCTGTTCGCACTACTTCCCGGCATGGTTCCTCGGCAACTACCCTGACCGCGAGGTCATCCTCTGCAGCTACGAGGCGGACTTCGCGGCGAGCTGGGGGCGCAAGGTTCGCGACACGCTGACGGAGTGCCAGGAGCGCGGCGTCTTTCCGGTCGGTCCGCGTGGCGACGTGAAGGCCGCGAACCGCTGGCAGATAGCGAGCCACCGGGGGGGCATGGTCACCGCTGGTGCCGGGGGCGCGATCACTGGCCGTGGCGCCGATCTGCTCATCATCGACGACCCATTCAAGAACGCGCAGGACGCCAACTCGGAGACGATCCGCGAGTCGGTCTGGGCCTGGTGGCAGAGCACCGCCAGCACACGCCTGAGCCCCGGTGGCGTCGTGCTGCTGGTCAACACCCGCTGGCACCTCGACGACTTGAGCGGCCGGCTGCTCGAGTACGAGCCCGAGCGCTGGCAGGTGGTCAACTTCCCCGCTGTCGCCGAGGAGGCGGACGTGCTCGGCAGGCAGCCCGGGGATGCTCTGTGGCCGCAGCACTACCCGCTGGCGACGCTGCGGGAGATGGAGCTTGTCAGCGGCAGCTATTGGTGGGCAGCGCTGTACCAGCAGCGCCCGGTCACCCGCGGCGGCGAGATGTTCCGCCGGGAGTGGTTCCGCATCGGCAAGCCCGCCGGACACGTGCTCGCCAGGGTGCGCTATTGGGATCGGGCGGCGACCGCACAGAAGGGCAGCGAGGATCCCGACTGGACGGTCGGCGCCCTGGTCTCGCGCACGGCGGATGGCGCGTACTGCATCGAGCACGTCGAGCGTTTCCGCGGCGGTCCCCTGGAGTGCGAGCAGCGCATTCGCCAGACCGCCGAGAGCGACGGCCGCGCGGTGCCCGTGTGGATGGAGCAGGAACCCGGCAGCAGCGGCGTGGACACGATCGACAACTACCGGCGGCGCGTGTTGGTCGGCTACTCCTTCCGCGGCGACCGGGTGAGCGGCGACAAGGAAAGCCGGGCGGACCTGTGGGCGGCACCGGCCGAGGCGGGCCTGGTGAGCGTGGCCCCCGGCGCGTGGAACAGCGACTTCCTGGCCGAGGTGGAGCAGTTCCCGCGCGGCAAGAAGAAGGACCAGGTAGACGCGGTGAGCGGTGCGGTGAAGTGTCTGGGTGCTAACCAGGTCCGCCCCCAGGGCACCGCCGCCCCCGTCACGATCCAGCGCAGGAGTATTATCTGATGGCGAGCAAGCACCGCCGCACCCAACCGACCGTGCAGACGCTCGCCGACTCCAGCGCGTCACCGCCTCCGGTCGTCGCCAAGGGCCGGCCGGGCAGCGCCACCACCCGTGGCCGCAGCGCCCCCGTTGATTGGGAGGGCTTCAGCTACGGGCCGTATGAGAAGTTCCCGAGCGCACAGCAGGCCGTCATGGACGGCTACCTGATGCAGCGCTACGACCCCACCATTGGCAGCGCGTTCTCGTTGCTGTCCATGCTCATCTGCGGCCACCTCGGCGAGTACAAGCACGAGAACCCGCGCATTGAGGAGTTCGTGCGCGGCGACCTCGACAAGATCTCCGGGGGCCTGCGCAGCACGGTCAACGCGCTACTCTCCTCCCTCTGGGCAGGCTACGCCATCGCGGAGCGCGTCTGGGCGACAGAGGGCAGCGCCTGGCACCTGGAGCGCCTGGACCTGCTGCACCCGCTGACGTTCTTCCCGCGCCATGGCGGAGACAAGGCGGGCATTGCGCTCGACCCGGCCGAGGGGCGCGTCAAAGAGGTCGTGCAGTACCCGTGGAAGTTCGGCGAGGAGCCCGTCCCGTTCCCGGTGGCCGACGTGGTCTACTGGCCTTTCATGCGGCAGTTGCGCGAGGAGGTGTACGGTCGGCGCCTGACGGACAGGGCGCGGCGGCCCTGGTACATGCGGGTGAAGATCGAGAGCTTCTGGGGAATCTTCTGTGAGCGCTTCGCCCACCCGACGCCGATCTTCCAAGTGCCCAAGGGCCAGCAGGTGGATGCGCAGGGCAACCCGACCGACAACGCCACGTTCTACGCGCAGGCCATTAATGCCCTCGCCCCCGGTCGCGGGTGGGCTATCGAGTGCGATGCGGACGAGACGTTCAAGTTCGACCTGCTGGAGACCAAGGTCGGCGGCGACCGCAGCTACCAGACCGCCTGCTCCTACTGGAACGCCGAGTCGTGGAAGTCCGTGCTCATGTCGCCGCTGATCCTGGAGGAGCCGGCGCATGGCAGCCGCGCGCAGACCAGCACGGTCTTCGAGGTGGCGCTCATGCTCGTGGACGCCATCCGCGCGGAACTGGGCGGGGTGCTCGTGCACCAGGTCGCGCGCCCGCTGATCGAGTACAACTTCGGCAGCGTTGACGACTACGGCGAATACGAATGGGATGAGCTGCGGCAGGACGACCTAGAGAGCATGGCCACCATCGTGGAGCGCGTGGTGCGTGCCGGGGCCATCGCGCCGACACCTGCCGATGAGGCGCGGTTGCGGGAGAAGTTCGCGGACGCGGGGTTCGCGCAGGTCGAGGACCTGACGGAAGAGGATCTGGCAGCGCAGGCGGAGGGGAAGCAGTTGCGGCTACCGGTGGGGTATGGGGTATGAGCACCGCCGCCTTCACCATCGTCCGCAACGAGACCCTGTTCCTGTCTCTCTGGCTCACCTACTACTCGCGGCGCGTCGATGCCCTGTACGTGCTTGACCACGAGAGCGACGACGGCAGCACCGAGGGCCTGCCCTACCCGGTGGTCCGCATCAGCAACGGGGGCCGATGCTTCGACCATGCGTGGCTGTGCGCGACGGCGACGACCTTCCAGACGTGGCTGCTGCAGAGCCACGAGCAGGTGATCTACAGCGACGTTGACGAGTTCCTCTGCCACCCGGACGGTCTCGGCGCGTTCCTCGCCGGCCACCGGGGCAGCAGCGCCCGCGCACGCGGCTACCACCTAGTGCAGGGCGACCAGGAAGCGCCCTACGAGCCCGCGCGGCCGATCATGGAGCAGAGGGCCACGTGGCGACCCGATCCCCTGTATGACAAGTCGCTGGTGTCGCGCGTGCCGCTCAAGTGGGACCTCGGCTTCCACCGGTTGGAGGGCCTCGCGCACGCACCATTCGCCGAGGGCCTGACGCTCGTGCACCTGCACCAGTTTGACCGGGCGGCGTGCCACCGGAGGCACGCGGAGCGCCTTGGCTGGCAGTGGGATGAGGGGCAGGCACAGACGCGCAACGGAGAGCAGTGGCGGCTGGAGCGGGAGGCGCTGGACCAGTGGCTTGACGAGGGGCTGGCGGGGGCGGAGGCAGTGCCGGAGTGGGTGAGAGTACAGTTCTGACGGGCGGCAATACGGTCCTGGGAGGGACATGCGATGAGCTACAACGTGAGGCAGGTTGACGGTACGTTCTTCATGGCGGAAGCAGACAAGGCCAAGGCCCTGGCTGCCCTGAAGGAAGGCTACGTCGGCACCTACTACAAGTTCGCCAAGTGCCGCTACCTCGAAGATGCGCTCGAGGCAGCGGACTTCGACGTGACGACGGACGATATGCTGAACGTCACTGGCATTCAGTATGAGCGGGAGAGCTACGGGGACCTCGAGAAAGTCTTCCCGCTGCTGCGGCCCTTCGTACGACCCGGCTCATTCTTGGAGTTCGTCGGCGAGGACGGAGACCGCTGGCGGATCAAGTTCACGGAGACTGCGGCCGTGAGGCAACAGGCGAAGATCGTCTGGGAGTGAGCCGGCCGCCATGCTTGACCGCTCCGTAGACATCCTGCGCGCCGGCCTCCACAAGGGCGCCGTGGCGTGGCTTGACGACTTCGCCCGCCACTACTCGCGCACGGGCCGCATAGACGGTTCCGGCGCCACGGTGGGGGACTACCTCGGCGATGCGCTGGAACAGGCGTGGCTAACCGCCTGGGCCACTACCGGGCGCGACCTGTCAGCCCTCGTGCGCGACCGCTTTCGCGTGCGCGCCGTGGCCCTACATGACGCGCAGCCAGCGCCGCTGCAGTACACGCAGCCTTCGCCGCTGCCCCTGCCGGCCGACTTCCGTACCTGGATGGAGACGCACACACCGGCCGAGGGTGGCACCGGCCCCGTGCCGGTCTCGCGCGGTATCGGAGAGTGGCTGGCAGAGCACGAGACCAGCGTCAACCGGTGGGTGCCGCGGGAGTATGTGGACCGTTACCTGCGCAGCCGCTTGCCGCCGCTTGTGGGCATCGCCGATCGCAACCTGCTCGAGCGGGCACGCGACCTCGTAGCCGCGAACGTGGAGCGCGGGTTCGGCGTGCGCGAGACGGTACTGAGCCTGCACCGGCAGTTCAGCGACTTCAGCGCCGCGCGGCTGGAGAACATCGCCCGCACGGAGGGCGCGGTCTGCTACGAGCACGGGCACCTGGCGCGGTACCTGGCGGACGGGTTAGTCGAGGGCGTGGAGTTCTCGGCGATAGAGGACGACCGCACGACCGAGACCTGCAAGTGGCACGACAAGCGCTGCTACAAACTCGGCAGCGAAGTGCCGACGCCACCGATGCACTACCAGTGCCGCAGTACGCTGCTGCCGATCCTGTTCAACGAGACGCCGCAGTGGACGACGGAGCAGCCGCCGGACAAAGCGCAGCCGCTGAATGGATTCGGCACGGTGAGCCCAGGACTGCTGCCGCCAAACGTGACGAGCGAGCAGCTTTTCAGCGGGGCCGAGCAGACGGCGTTCCAGTTGCCGGCAGAGATACCGATGCCCGCGTTTAAGCCGGCGGCGGCGGTGACGCGGCGCACGCAGGACGCCATCCGGCGCGGGGAGCGCAAGTGGGACGAGCGGCCAAGCTGGAGGGACAAGCAGGCGGCGGCGAGAGCGAAGGCAGCACAGCCGAAGGCATCTCAGCCGAAG